GGCATACCAGAAGATGAAGCAGGAGTACGACGGGAGCGTCCGAAACCCCTACTGCCGTAGGTGGACGCACCGGGCCATCGTGCGCAGTTTCAAGAAGAAATTCAGGTAAAGGAGTGGTGACTATGTACGAGGTTCTTTTAGAGCTTGACGACCTGCTGGAAACCTTAACTTACTGGCTTTCCTTTGCGGCCGTCGCCTTGTCAGTAATAGTTGTTGCGGCCTATGTATGGCACAAGGCCGCCGAGCAGAAAGCAACCCGGGCGGAGCCCCGGAAAAGAAAGGACGGAATGACATGAAACAGAGCGAAAAGCTCACGCAGCTCATCGAGCTTATGCAGGCAAACCCGGAGCTCCCGGTCATCCCCTGTGTAGATGGGGATGTGGTCAGCGGCGACGAGTATTACTGCTGGCTTGGCTCATGGGGAGAGAGCGCGGTTCAGGAGTTCGTCATCGGCAGTGAGAGAACCTACTACCGGGAGGACGATATTTCAGAGATGAACGACGTCCTCTGTGAACACTATGACCCGGAACTCGTGAACAACATGACGGAGGAGGAGACGCGGGCGGCGTACAACGCGCTCCCGTGGAAGAAAGCCATCTTCGTCGATGTCCACCAATATGAGGAGGAACCGGATGCCGAGGTATGATGTGTTCCTTGAGGGTAGGACAGAGAACTCCACCTGCTACTTCGGCGTCGCGGTAATGGCGGACGACCAAAAAGAGGCGGAGCTCCTCGGGCACGAAGCGGGGCGGAGGAAACACCGCGAGTGTGACGAAATCGAAGTCGTCAGCGTAAGACTGAGACAGGCAGGAAAGCGGAGGCTCTACCAGTGTGTTCCACTCAAAGAACGTGCTCTAAATCTTGTAAAGGAGGCTATCAAAAATGGAAGAAGTAAGATTGATTGACGCGAACGCTTTGCACAAGCGCATTGAAATGAACCTTCGCTCCAGCAATCCGTTCACTATTGAAGAATGCTGCTATAAGGATGCCCTGAACAGCGTGGACGAGGCTCCCGCCATTGACCCGAAGACGCTGCGGCCTGTGGCACACTGGGAGGAAATTCCCGGCTCCTATGATGTCTGTGCCGGGGAAAACGGCTCATGGTGTGTACCGGCAACTCATTGCTCAAACCCGGAATGTGGAGAGGTGAACCCGTGTGGCCTCAAAACGCCATTTTGCCCGATGTGTGGATTCAGGATGGAGGACGTGCCGTATGACGATGATTGACCGCGACGAGCTGCTCAAGCACGAAGTTATGATTATCACCAAGGGTAACGCCGCTTTTCATGGCGTTCCGTCATCGCTTATCGAGACAGCCCCGGTTATTGACCTCAAGAACCTGCAGCCCGTATGGAGAGACCCGGAAACCGACCCTCCAAAGGTCGAAACGGAAGTGCTGGTTTTGTACCGTTATAATGGCTATATGGGCATTACAACGGCGCACTACGAGGACGGCAATGTTTTCTCCGAGGACAGCAAATGGAATTGGGAGGATCTCCCTGATTGGGGAACATACGACGAGGAACGGGATGACTACCGAATCCCGGAAGGCTGGTGGGAATACCGCCACTTCAACCCGGACGACGTTTACAACAACAAGATAGACTGTCCTGTTGTTGGCTGGATGCCGCTGCCGACGGAGGAGATTACAAAATGAGCGAAAAACGTATGGTCTACGCGGAGGACGTGATTCAGAGAATCTGCAGCATGGCCCCCGAAATTCTGGGCGGTGAATACAACCCGGATATTGAGGATGAAGTAGAGCAACTGGTTTGCGCTGTAGAAAGTACCCCGACGGTGGCCCCGGCGGTCGAACCTCGGCCTATCGCAAAGTGGCTTGTTGTTCGCCGGACGGCGGATGGCGCGGAGTGCAAGTGCGGAAACTGCGGGCGTCAAGAGACGTTCACGACGTTTGATAGGCACACAGACCATGTCTACTGCTGCCGATGCGGATACAAAATGGAGGGACTGACAAATGGGTGAAAAGAAACTTATCGACGCCACTGCACTCTGTCGGTATCTCTCGAACTGGCAGTTGAGCTGCGCTGGCAACGTGACAGGTGGGAAGGACGCCCGGGACAACCTCGTCATCTATAACACCCTCGACAAGGTTATGGAGGTCATCGAAAACGCCACGGCCGAGGAGCAGCGGGTATACAACCTCCGCGTGGACAAAGACAAGCTCGATGCCATGCGGAAAGCGCTCACGCAGCAGATTTGTCTCATTTTCAAGCAGGAGCCTGAACCCGTTGAGACGATTAGGTGGAGCAATGGAAACAACATAAAGTGCGACGAAAGGCACTTTGTTATAGCTGAGTATGTTGACGATTTCGGAAACGCGGATATGGGCTTCGCTTATTTCTTTGGCGAAGAAGATTATAGAGCTAACTACAATTCGGAAAGCCGGGATGAATCTTTCGATAGGGTTGGATGGTATGTTCCTAACCCGACTTGCGGGAGACCGATGTGGAATATAAAACGATGGATGGCTGTTCCGTATCCAGAGGAGGGAAATTATGAAACCGATTAACGCAGAGGAAATCGTCCGTGTATTCAACGGCTGGCTCGAGGAGGCGGACAGCCTCGCAGAGCGGGAGGCCATTGAGTGCTGCATCGACCACATTCAGGACGCCCCAGCAGTCAGCCAGCAGGAACTCCGCAGCTATATGCTGCCGTGGTTTAGCCCGTTCGCGGCCCCGTGGTGCGGGAAGATTCAGCGCGCTTTCCCGAAAGCCTACGTCACCATGAACTTCGAGCTGATTCTCGTCCCGAGGACGAACACCTACATCAACCTCAACCATTGTAGCACCCCGGACGAGTTCAAGGCTGAGGTCATCGAGGGTGTTTCGCGTTTTGCGTTCAAGGGATTCACCAAGCCGCTATGCAGAGAACACCTCGACGGCATCAATAAGCTGCTCGATACCCATTTCACGCCGGAGGAGATAGAGTACATCTACACCAACCTCGGCAACGGTATCAACCACGAGCTGTGCATGAAGTTCGTCCAGAGCGGCTATGACCTCGGCGTCATCGACGAGGGATTGCAGGCAAAGGACGGGCAGGCATGAGAATTTGTTCATTAGAGAGCCGCGACGACACGGTCAAAAGAAGCGGCTCCGCAACCGTGGATTTGTCAAAGCACGAAGTTCGCCTGCTGGCCGATGCCCTTTACGAAACGACAAAGGGAAAGACGGGCGTTCCTGCAAAGAGAAAACTTGCGAGAGAGTTCAAGCTGCTAAACGCGCTGGTACAGCACGGCGGGTTAGATTCAGTTGAGGTATCTTCGCTCCAAAAAATCGACATGACGATAAAAGAGGAGGAAGAAATGCCATGAGCAAATATATCCTGTTTGAGTGGGTTGTTCCGACAGCTCTTGCGCTGCTGAGTGGAGGGCTCGTGGTTCTCATAATCGAAATCAACGAGTGGTTTGGCAGAAAAGAGGACAAGAGGCAAGAACGCCTCAAAAATGAAAAGCGGCAGCCAGCTAAAGAAAACAAAAAAAGGAGGCGGAAACGTGAAAGGGACGATTCGAGGCCGATGCCCGAAGTGCGGCGGGGAAATTATAGTTTCCGAGTATTATCAGACATCGCGAGATTACAAAGTTCGTATGAACGGGAAACTATCCAAACGGTACATCGTCACCGATGCTGGAAGCGTGAATGCAACGACAGCATCATGCGGCAGCCTTTGTGGCGCATACTGGGAAGATGAAGAGTTTTCCATCGGGCAAGACGGGACGTTCTACGACAATAAATACACAGAGGATGGACAGACATGAAAGAAAGACAAGTAGAAATCCTGCCCTGCCCGTTTTGCGGAGCGAATCCGTGCCGCATCGCAGAAAAAAGGGAGGTCGTCAATACCGAAACCGGTGAAGCGATAAGTAGTAATATCGGCATTACGTATTGGAAGCATCCCGAAACGCCTGATTGCATTTTGGGATTCGGGATGTTTTTTCTCGATACGCCAGACGACATCCAAAGGTGGAACAGCAGAACCGATAAAGCAAAATCTAACCCCGAAACTTGAAGATGATTCAAGCGCATTTCAATCTTTAACCATCAAATTTGAAAAATGGAGGACAAAATTTATGTTTCCGCAGAGAAGAATGACGACCGACACCCCGGATGGGAATTACTCGCAGGCTCTCAACCTGTTCGTGCGCGGCGAGGACGGCTGGGTACAGATGCCCAGCCGGAGCATCAGTCTCAACGACTACATGAAGCAGCTTATCAAGGCGCACAACGCAGATATTGACACCGAGGGAACGCCGGAGGAGTTCGACATGACCCTGTGCGAGCACCTGTTCGACGGCCCGGAGACCATCGAGGGTCTGCTGGCAGAGCACTACACCCTCTCGTGGGCTCTCGCCTCGTTGCGCGACAAGCTCAAGCACTACGAGGACGCGCGCATCCCGGAGATTATGCCGGAGGGCTTGCAGACCATCGAACGCGCCATCGGCACTTACGGCAAAGACGCCCAGCTCACCAAAGCTGTGGAGGAAATGTCGGAGCTCACTAAAGCTCTTTGCAAGCTCAAAGAGTGCAAGCGCAAGTACGACACCCCGTTCAACCGGGAGACGCAGGAAGTGTGCTCGAACATCGAGGAGGAAATTGCTGATGTTTTCATCATGCTGGTGCAGCTCTTTGCGATTTTTAACCTCCGTGAGCTGGTAAACATCACGAAAATCGTATGGGACAAGCTCGACCGGCTCAAGGATAATCTGGACAAAGAAGCAGCAAAGAAGGAGGGGCGCAAAGATGTTACACCAGAATGTTGATTTATACATCTGCGAACATTGCCGCCTCGAGTTTTACGACGAGGAGGAGTGCTTGGAACACGAAAAAACCCACTCGCCTCATTTCGATGGCTCGACGAACGAGGACATCGCTAAAGAGCTGGACGCGCTCGGTGCTAACGCTTGCAGCTTTCGGGTTGGAGATTGTGTTATGGGGATGACCATTCACTCATTCAAAAACCTTATGAGTGTGGCAGCAAGGGCGTTGCGGAAAGGAGCCGACAATGCCGGAAAAAAGTGAGTTCGACAAGGCACTCGGCGAGCTGTACGACCTGACCGAGTGGGAGGACGCAGAGGCGGCCATCCGGGAGCTCCACGCGCGGGGGCCGGAAATTGAGCGGCTCTATCTCGACAGCAAGATTCTCCCCGGAGAGCTGCGAGCCCTCGTTATGGTGAGTAACTGCCTCGAGCGTGAGTTCATCCATCGGCAACTTGCCACCGGGCAGCCGCTTCACATGAATGTTTTATAGGAGACAGCACAATGAGTGATGATGGTATGTTTTGCCCGTACAAGAAAAGCACGAAACGGGAAGTGAGCTACTCGTGGATTAGCCGGACCGAGATTACAACGGAGCGTTTCGGCTGGTGCTCGGAAAAGAAGTGCATGGCCTACAACAACGGCCGGTGCAAGATGCTTGAGGAGGAGATGGCGCATGAGTAAAGAAACAAGATTCTGCCCGTTCATGCGCAAGCTCACGCGAGAGCACTGGCGCACAGCGCAGGACCGTGTGACGGAGAGCTACAAGGACAGGTTTGGCAAGTGCATCGGCGAGAAGTGCATGGCCTATGAGAATGGCCGCTGCAAGCGGCTGGAAAGAGAGGGAGCCCAGTGAAGAAAAGGAACTGCCGGATGACCGGCGAGGAGAAGAATGTACATGAGCGCGCCGTGAAGCTGCGCAAGATGACCGACGACAAGCTCGTGGAGCACATCGACCACATCCGGGAAGAAGCTTACAACACCGGCTACTCCGAAGCCGAGGCCCAGCGCGCATCGACCCCGGCTCCGGGCAAGACCCTGCCGCAGCTCCTCGAGCAGCTCGACGCCGGAGAGTGCAAGGGCATCAAGAGCGCGACCGCCTACAAAATCGCAGAGTTCGCCCGAGAGCAGGGCTACCTCGAATGAGCGGCCCGGTAAAGGACCCGCTCCGAGCCTTGCAGGGAGCGCGGAGCCGCGCGCAGGGCGGGAGGCTGGAAGAACAGATAGAAGCCTCATGCGCTCTTTTGACAGAGACGGGCCGAGCCGACATAAGCAAGACGCCGGAGCCGATGAAACCGGTGAGCCAGCCGAACAAGTCGGGGCAGTTCCGCGCGGTGTATACCAAAAAGGCGGAACCGGATTTCAAAGGCGTCATGCTCGGAGGCCGCGCGGTGATGTTCGAGGCAAAGAGCACCGGGACGGGCAGGCTAAACAAAGACCGCGTACTACCGGAGCAGGTCAAAAAGCTCGATTCTTACACAGCCCTCGGCGCGCACTGCTTCATCGTTGCCACATTCGACGGGCTGCGGGTATACAGAATCCCGTGGACGGTCTGGCGCAGCATGAAGCAGCGATACGGCAGGAACTACGTCACGGAGGCGGACATCAAGGAGTACGCCGTGCGGTTTGGACCGGGATTTACCCCGGACCTTCTGCGTGGCATCCCGACGATGTACGACATCAACCCGCTTTCCAACGTGAGCGATGTACTCACGGCGTTTTGTGGGATGCCCTACGGGACGCAGCCCGAGACGGAAGAGTGGCGCGCGGCCGTGTACAGATTTAGCCGCTTTATGAACTGGACGACGCCGGAACGCTTTATGCTGGTGAACGAAATACGGAGGGAGCAACCGAATATGGAAAACCCGATATTCTCATTTATGGGCGTTCCCATCACGGAGGACAGCGCAGGCAAGCTCAAAGAGGCCATGAAGAAATGCGGCGTCTCAGCACTCGAAGTGGCTGGAGTTTGCGAACGCTTTGCAAAAATCGCCCGGGCCACACTCGACGAACTGCCGGACGGAAACAAAGAGGAGGAACGCGATGACTGAACAGGAAATTGTGATGATGGCCGCAGAGGTGGCGGCAAAGGCGGCTGTCGCTGCCGTTCGGGCCATCTTAGGGAAAGAGATACAGGAGAGCGTCGAGGCCGCTGTGACGGACGCTGCCCGCCTCGGAGCGGAGGCCAGCATCAAGGCTGTGGAGCAGGAGCGCAAGAAGTTCCGCGACAGCCGGAGTGACCGGAGATTCCGCAATACCAAGCTCCTGCTGCGGAATTATACCGTGCTCAATGCCAACTGCTCCCACGCAGTATACGACGCGGCCAGCGCGGCCACCGGAGAGGAGAGCGTCGAGGAAATCGTGGAGGCACTGGACGAGCTGCTCGAGGAGAATCTCAAGGTCGAGAGTATTATGAAGTCGGCAGCCCGGACGCAGCTTATCATGCGCCATGTGAACAGGATGCTCGGAATCTACAAGGTCGTCTGCGAAAACAGCGTAGACGAGGGCGAACAGAGGCACTACCGCGTCATCGAAGCCCTCTACCTGAGAGACCGGCCGCTCTCACCGACGGCCGTAGCGGAGCGGGAAAAAATCGACAAGCGGACGGTCTACAAGGATGTGGACGCGGCTTGCGCCACGCTCTCCGCCCTGATTTTCGGCATTGACGGCATCAAGAAAGCCTGACTGCACGAGACGGACGACCCATTTCGGGGCAAAAACGCGGCATTGACAAGGCACTGTACGAGTGCTAAACTACAAAATGTAGAATACCAACAGCAAAAAGAAATCCCCTAAACCCATAATTTTTTCTCCTATTTGACGGGAGCCGCCTTGCGCAGGGCGGCTCCTCTTTTTTATGCGCAGGAGCGACCCGAAACGGGTCAAGGAGGAACGGCAGATGAAAATTATCACTCTGCCGGTGAGCGACCTCCATCCGGCGGACTACAACCCGAGGAAGGACCTTGCACCGGGCGACAAGCAGTACGAAAAGCTGGCCCGGAGCATCGAGACCTTCGGCTACGTTGAGCCCATCGTATGGAACCGGACCACCGGCAACATCGTAGGCGGCCACCAGAGGCTCAAGGTGCTGGTGCAGAATGGCTACACCGAGGTACAGGTGGTAGAGGTCGAGCTCAACGAGCAGGAGGAGCGCATCCTCAATGTTTCGCTCAACAAAATCTCCGGCCGGTGGGACAACGAGAAGCTCACCGCGATTCTGGACGAGCTGAAAGAGCAGGGCGAAATGGCCCTCACTGGCTTTGATGACTGGGAGCTCGATGCTCTCAAGGTTACATACGACCACATCGAGGACCTGCTGAACGAGGACTTCTCCGACACCGGAAAGAGCGAGCCGAACAGCTACACCATGACATTCACCCTGCCCGAGGAGGTTCACGAGGCGATGGACAAGTACATCGACGAGAACCCTGCAGGCAAGGTTGAGCTGGCGCAGCTGCTCGTGAACAAGGCAAAGGGGCTTATCTGATGGAAATTATCAAAAAGAGAATCGCGGACATGGAGCGCGCGGAGTATAACCCTCGCGTGGAGCTCATGCCCGGCGATGACGAGTACGAGAAGCTCAAGCGGAACATTGACAGGTTCGGCGTGGTAGTCCCGGTAATCTGGAACAAGCGCACGAACCGTGTCGTGTCCGGCCACCAGCGTCTCACCGTGCTTATGAATGAGGGCGTCACCGAGACGGACGTATCTGTTGTTGACCTCGACGAGACCGCAGAGAAGCAGCTCAACATCGCCATGAACAAAGTGACGGGCGAGTGGAACGAGGTAAAGCTCAAGGAGCTGCTGGACGGCCTCGGCGACGCGGCCCCGGAGACGGGATTTGACCTGTACGAAATCGAGGCCCTCGAAAACAACGTGGACGCTCTCGTAGACGGCGACTTTCTCGACAGCGAGCTCAAGAGCATCGAGGAGACGTTCAACATCTCGCTCAAGTTCAGCGCGGAGGACCGCGACGTCCTGAAAGAGTACATAAAGGACAACGGCAAAGAGGACCTTGTTGCCGTCATCGTCCAGAAGATTAGAGGTGAGATTTAATGGGCTGCAAATGCGGGAGCCAGATTATTCTCTGTAACCTGCCTGTGCGTTTCGACACCTATCGCGGCTGCTCGCACGGCTGCCGGTACTGCTTCGCACAGAAGAAGAACGACATTAGCCACATCGAACGCGACGAAAGCGTAGACGGCCTGCGCTCCTTTATTGAGGGCAAGCGCGGCAACGAAACGGAGTGGTGCGACTGGAACATCCCTATCCACTGGGGCGGCATGAGTGACCCGTTCCAGCCGGTCGAAAAGCAGATTCGCGCCAGCTACGAGTGCCTCAAGCTGCTGGCGGAGACGAAATACCCGTTTGTGGTGAGCACAAAGGGCCGCCTCGTTGCGGACCCGGAATACCTCGACCTGTTGGCACAGTGCAACTGTGTGCTGCAAATCAGCATGGTGTGCAGCAAGTACGACCGCCTCGAACGCGGGACGCCCAGCTACGAGGAGCGGCTCACCATCCTCAAGACGGTATCGGCCAGAGTGCAGCGCACCATCGTCCGCATCCAGCCGTATATGCCCGAGGTGTTCCATGACGTTATGAAGAACATCCCTCGCATCGCGGAGGCAGGAGCCTACGGCGTCATCGTGGAGGGCATGAAGTTCTTTAAGGCTAAACCCGGCATGACGAAAATCGGCGGTGACTTCTGCTATCCGCTGCCCCGTCTCCGGCACGATTTTGAAGCCATCAAGGCGGAGTGCCATCGGTACGGCCTGAAATTCTACAGCGGCGAGAACCGGCTCCGCGCGATGGGCGACAGCATGACTTGCTGCGGCATCGACGGCCTGCCCGGATTCCGGCCGAACGAGTATAACCTCTGTATGCTGATGAACGGCAAGAACCCGGAGCCGACGGAAAAGATGAAAGAAGTCGGGACGGGCGGACCGTTCAAAACACTGAACCAGAGCGCGGGCAGCGGGCGCAAAATTGCAAAACAGAGCTTTTACGGCCTGATGCAGGAGGAACTCGCCAAAAAGACCGACTATCACAGAAAGGTGTTTGGACTGGATGAATGAGTACAGCCTGACGCCGGTTCAGGAGGTAGACGGGCTGCGCATCAAGCGGGACGACCTTTATACCCCGTTTGGCCCCGGAGAAGTGAACGGAGGAAAGCTCCGGCAATGCGTGATGCTGGTGAACAGCATCAAGAAGGACTACAAGAGCCTGCTGACGTATTGCAGCATCCACTCCCCGCAAGCACCCATCACCGCAGCAGTAGCCCGGGCGAACGGGATACCGTGCAGAATCGTGTACGGTGGAACCACCCGGGAGAGCGTTGCGGCTCTGCCTATGCCCCGGCTGGCGATGAAATATGGGGCGTCCATAGTGCTCGCAGCACGTTCCGGCCGCCACAGCATTTTACACGCCCGCGCAAAAGAGCTGGCGGCGCAGGAAAGCAGCTTTATTGTCCAGTACGGCATCAATATCATCGGGTACGGCGACACGCTGCTAACCGCAGTTGCGGCGCAGACAGAGAACCTCCCGGACGATATAGAAAACCTCGTGATGACCTGCGGCAGCGGCATCACCGCCACCGGCGTGATGATAGGACTGCACAGGTACGGGAAACGGGTCAAGAGGATGCACCTCGTAGCCACGGCCCCGGACCGGCGCGGATTCATCCACGAGACCCTCAAAAAGTACGGCGCAGACCGAGAGTTTGAGTACCACGACCTTTTCCACAGTCCCGGATTCGTCTATGAGAAGTCCGCAGCGGCTACATGGGGGGGCATTCGCCTGCATCCTCATTACGAGGCAAAGACGATGCAGTGGTTTAGAAGCTCTGGCATCGCACCGGAAAGCACCCTATTCTGGATTACGGGCGCGGAGCCTCGCAGCCCGGGACAGAGCTGAAAGTGAGGAGAGGAGGACAATGCCGAATAGGACCAAAGACGACCTTTGGGAGCGTCAACCGGGCGAAAGCGCGCAGGCCTACGAGGCATTTGCCATCTACCGAGATATGGGCTCAAACAGGAGCCTACGGGTCGTTGCCGAACAGTTATCCAAGAGTGACACGCTTATCAAGCGTTGGAGCCGCGAGAAAAAGTGGGGAGAACGCTGCCGAGCGTATGACAACCATTTGGATGACGTAGCCCGACAAGAGGCACTCCGAAAGTACAAAAAAATGAGGACCCGCCACATCGGCATCGCATTGCAGCTCCAAGAGAAAGCCCTCGCGGAGCTCAAGAATCTGCCGGACGGGTCGATGACGCCAAAGGACATTATCCAGTTTCTTGACAAGGCCACAGAGCTTGAGCGGGATAACCGGATGGAGGAGGCAGGCGTCACGGCCGGAGGCAAGACGGCGGAGGAGCAGGAGGAAACCACGCTCTCCCTCGCCGATGAAATCGCGGCCGCATACGAGAACCGGAAACGAGGAGAACAGACATGATGACCCAAGAGGCTATCCTGTACTACGCAGACCACCCGGCTGATTTTGTCGAGGACCTGCTCCACGTTACGCCGGACAAGAACCAGCGCGCCATATTGGATTCTGTGGCAAAGAACCAGATGACGAGCGTCCGCAGCGGCCACGGCATCGGCAAGAGTGCGGTCGAGGCGTGGACCGTTATTTGGTTTATGTCAACCCGGCCATTCCCCAAAATCCCTTGCACGGCCCCGACGCAGCATCAGCTATTCGATATTCTGTGGGCGGAGATAAGCAAGTGGCTGCGCAACAATAAAGCCCTCGAGCGGGAGCTGATGTGGACAAAGGAAAAGGTCTACATGAAGCAGTACCCCGAGGAGTGGTTCGCTGTGGCCCGAACGGCCAGCAAGCCTGACGCCCTGCAGGGATTCCACGCTGACGACATCCTCTACATCATCGACGAGGCCAGCGGCGTGGACGACAAAGTTTTCGAGCCGGTGCTGGGCGCACTTTCGACGCCCGGAGCGCGGCTGCTCATGTGCGGAAACCCGACACAGTTGTCGGGCTTTTTCTATGACAGCCACCACAAGAACAGAGGCAGCTACACCACGTTCCATGTTGACGGCCGGAACAGCAGCCGCGTCTCGGACGACTTCGTCAAGACCATCATCCAGATGTACGGCGAGGATTCAGACGTTTTCCGCGTTCGTGTCGCCGGAGAGTTCCCCCGGCAGGAGAACGATGTTTTCATCCCTCTGCCGCTCGTCGAAAAATCCATTATGACCGAATGGACGGAACCGGCAAGACCTGTCCGCATCGACATCGGCTGCGACGTTGCCCGCTATGGTGACGACCGCACCGTCATCGGTTACAAGGTGGACGAAAAGGCCATGTTCTACAAGCGCAAGAGCGGGCAGGACCTTATGCAGACGGCCGACGACATCATGGAGCTCGGCCTAAAGCTCATGGAAAAGTACCGTTTCGACAAGGCTATCCCCATCAAGATAGACGACAGCGGCCTCGGCGGCGGCGTCACGGACCGTCTGCGGCGCGTAAAGCGCGAGCAGCCGGAGCGGTTCTGGTGGATGGATATTATCCCCGTTTACTTCGGCCAGCGCATACACCATGACTTTTACTACGACAGCACCACCTACATGATGAGTGTCGTGAAAAACCTACTTGCACCGCAGACGCCGGAGGGCGCACAGAAGCCCGTCCAACTCATTCTCCCGAACGATAACGACCTCGTCGGCCAGCTTTCCACACGAAAGTATTCCATGACCGACGACGCCAAAATCCGCGTGGAGAGCAAGGACGCCATGAAAAAGCGCGGGATGCACTCGCCCGACGAGGCCGACTGCATCCTCCTGCTGTGCCTGCCGGTCAAACCCAAGAGGAGAGGAGACGTTAAGAAGTGAGCGACAAGAAGCAGCCCGCCCAGCAGCGGGTAAACGTCCGCATCGTTAAAGCGGACGACCCGGAGCAGCGCGGCGGGATGAAGCCCATCGCAAAAGCAGACGGCTCCCTGCAAATCTCGCCGGAGGAGGCGTACACGGCAGGCATTTGGACAAAACCGCCGTTTGACCTCCGAGGGCTTTCCAAGATGGTGGATGAAAGCACCATACTCCCGCAGTGCATCCGGGCCTACAAGTCCAATATCGCCGGATTTGGCATCGACATCCGGTACAAAGACGACTTTGCGGACGCGGACGAAACCACGGAGATGAAAGCGGAGTGGGACCGGGCGGCGGAGGTCGTCGAGATGCTCAACATGGAGCAGGAGAGCAATGAGCTCTTTGAGGACATCGTGGAGGCCCGGGAAACCTACGGCTGCGCCTACGCAGAGGTCATCCGGGACATGGACGGGAACGTCATACAGCTCGAGTTCATCGAGGACACCCCCAGCGTGGAAAAGAGCCGGAGGCTGGACCCGCGCGTCGAGGTGACGTATTTCCACCGGGACCACACCGAGAACCGCATGAGGAAGTTCCGCAAGTATAAGCAGACCGTCAACGGCAAGACGGTCTACTACAAGGAGTTCGGAGACCCGCGAATCATGGACCAGACGAGCGGAGAGTACGTCACCGAGCTCGAGTTCAAGAGCCGCGCCAACGAAATAATCGAGTTCGCCATCGGGACCGCCACATACGGCAAGGTCCGGTGGGTTGGTTCCATCCTTACCGTAGATGGAGCCCGGAGAGCGGAGAGCCTCAACAATAACTACTTCCTGAACGGCCGACACACCCCGTTGCTGATTATGGTAAAGGGCGGCAGCCTGACGGACGATAGTTTCGCCAAGCTCAAGGAGTACATGAACGGCATCCGAGGCGAGGCAGGCCAGCACAGTTTCATGGTGCTGGAAACGGAGGCGGCAGACAACCGCACTGGATTCAACGCCGAGAACCGGCCGGAGGTCGAGGTCAAGGACCTTGCCGCTATCCTGCAAAAGGACGAGCTTTTCCAAGACTACCTCGAAAACAACAGGCGGAAAGTGCAGAGCGCGTTCCAGCTCCCGGACTTGTACACCGGATACACGACGGACTTCAACCGCGCGACGGCGCAGACGGCCATGGAAGTGACCGAGAAGCAGGTATTCCAGCCGGAGCGGCGGCGTCTGGCGTGGGCCATCAACAACAGGCTGCTCAACTGCTATCGGTTCAAATACGTCGAGGTGTTCTTCCGCGCGCCGGACGTTTCCAACCCGGACGACCTGTACAAGCTGCTGACCGTCTGCAACAACGCTGGCGGCCTCACCCCGAACAAGGCAAAGAGCGTCCTGTACAAGGCCCTCGGCGAGACCTCCGAGGACTTCCCGGAGGAGTGGGGCGACATTCCGCTCGCGTTCACGAATGCACAGCAGAGGGCCGCAGCCACCGCCGTGGCGGGAAATAGCCCCAGCGTGGCGCAGAACGGCAGTTCTGCCACCGGCAAGGAAAACACACAGCCTGATGGCGAGACCTCGCAGAACGCCCGGCAGGGCGCGCCCAGCGTAGAGGAGCAGCTCGACGGCCAGATTCAGAAAGCGGCAGCCGCCAATGAGACGGAAATTGTCGCCGTGATGAAAGAGGTCCGCCGCCTGCTGGCTGACATGAAACAGGAGGAGGGCGACGCGGAGTGAAGTGCTTACGCTGCGGACCCCTAATCAAGGCCATCGACGCATACCTCGCCAAAGCAGAAAACGACCTGTACGAGCAGCTCACGATGGAGGGATACCTCAAGGCAAAAGAGAGCCTGAACACCGTGGACGAAATCGAGGAGGTTGTGACGAAGCTCCTCGAGGACAACGCCGACGACCTGCTCAAGGAGCTGGCGGACGCCATCGACCTTGAAACTTTCTTCAAGGACAACTGGCCGAAGTTTAAGAACAAGAGCAAGCTGGGGCGGGACCTTTTCGACGTTTTCCATACTCAGTTTTCCACCATCATGCCGACGTATGTTGAGGCTTACGTCCAGAAAACGGATGCAGAGCTCACCGTCACAAAACTCACCAAGCGGACAACCGATTGGATAAGCTCGTGGAGCAGCGACCTCGCCGACATTATGAAGCTGGACACTGAGACCGAAATCGAGGCAGTCCTGCAAAAGGGCCTGAACGACGGCAAGGGCATCAACGACGTCGCAAACCTCATTGCAGACAGCGGCATCCGCTCCCCGGGCTACCGCGCGCGGCGCGTGGCCCTGACGGAGGTGCTCCGGGCGCACGGCTATGCGCAGCTCGAAAGCTACATCCAGAGCCCGGCCGTCGAGGAGAAGATGTGGAAACACACCGGAGCGTACCGGAACGACCCGAGACAGAACCATGTGGATATGGACGGCGTCCGCGTCCCGAAAGGGCAGCCGTTCACCCTGATTGGAGCTGACGGAAATACCTACTACCCCATGACCCCACGAGACGTCTGCTTGCCGCCGAGAGAGAGCGTCAACTGCCATTGCCTTTTGCAACCGGTAGTTAGTGAGGAGGTGCTCGGCCTCTCCCTTGAGGAGCGGCAGGCCCTCCAAGCGCAGGCCATCGCGGAGGACGACGGCGAGTGGGAGAAAGAGCTCGACGCGCAGAACAAGGCGCGCGCAGGCATCAACGAGGAGGACTACACGTGAAAGTTACCATCGACGAAGCCCGAGTTGGAAAGCAGCCTATTCTCAAAATCGACGGCATCGAGCTGGCGAACATCGTAAACGGGTACACCCTGCACCATGACGCAGGACAGCCCGCAACGCTTGAATTACGGATTGCATTCGGAGCCGATTTATCCGAGATTGAGGCTCTGCTTGAGAACCCCAACGTCAAAATTATTATGCCGGAGGAGGAGCCCCATGTGGAAAGCACTTGACCGCATCGTTTCGGCGATTATTCGCCGCCTTTTCAAGCCTAAGTACCATGTGGAGCGGGTCGAGAGATACCAGCTCCCCGGGAGGCTGCGCATCGTCAAGTGGTGCGCAGCACCGGCAGACGCACCGGAGGACGAGCTCCGGCGCATCTTCTCCATCGTAGACGAGCCCCAGTGCGATGATATGGTCGTTTGGTTCTATTCATCGCTTGAGGATATAGGCCACAAGCCCTTTGACGTTGCACTCCTTGAACGCAGCGGCAAGGACGCATGGCCGACCATTAGACGCCCTATCTAGGAGCGTAGAGAGGAGGTGAGAAAACCATGAGCAAAATCGAGAAAGCATACGCCATCACAGATGCAAAGATTTCTTTTGTCAGCCTTGTAGACAAGGCGGCCAACAAGAAACAGTTTCTTATCACCAAGGCGGAGCACGGCTCCGCCTCTTTTGCTTCTTACGGCCGAATCGTCAACGCGGATGCTGATAGCCACTACATCACCGGCATTGTCTATGAGCCCCTCACAGAGGACGCCCACGGCAATTACATGACGGAGCAGGAAATCACCAAGGCCGCGTACTGGTTCGCCAAGAACGGCAATCAGGTGGATGTGCAGCACTCGTTCGAGCCGCTCGAAAAGGCGGCCGTCGTCGAGAGCTATGTCGCACCTTGCGATATGAGCGTCGGAGAGCAGGCCATCAAGAAGGGCACATGGATGATGACCGTCGAGGTGGACGACCCGGATATTTTCGAGAAAGTCCAGAAAGGCGAAATCACCGGCTTTTCCATGGGCGGCGTCGGCAAGTACAGCGACGAGGACGACCCGCTGCCCGATGACGGAGTGGCAAAGGCGGAGGAGCAGCCCGAAAAGGGTATGCGCGGCATCTTCAAGAAGATGGCCGCTGCCCTCGGCTTTGATGTTGTCGAGAAAGGCGAAGTTGCCGACAACTACACCAAGCGCAGCCAGAGCGACAACTTCTGGACCGCGTTCTACGCGCTTAACGACGTTCTGTACCGGTACAACTGGGTGAATGACCGTTGGGAGTTCGCGTCGGACGAGGAGACCATCCGAGACGCCCTGAACGACTTCAACAACATCGTCACCGAGCTGCTCACCAAAGGGCAGCCCGTTGCGAAATCGCTCGAAAGCTGCGCCGTCATCAAGGCTGGCAAGGCCATGAGCAAAGCCAACCGCAGCACGTTGCAGTCCATCTACACAAACCTCGGGGAGTTCCTCGATAAATTCCCCGAAGAAGAACAGGAGGAAACCGAAGTGACCAAGAAAGAAATCGAAGATACCGTGGCGGCAGCCGTCGCCAAGGCACTGGAAACCCAGCAGAAGCCCGCAGCCGACCCCGTCCAGAAAGCCGCAGAACCGGCAGCAGAGCCCGCAGGCCTGACCGTCGAGGCCGTCGGCAAGATGGTCGAGGCAGCCGTCGCAAAGGCTCTCGGCCAGCAGGAGGAGCCCGAAAAGGCCCCGGAGCTGCTGACCGCCGAGAATGTTGCGGACGTCGTCGCAAAGGCCGTCGCAAAGGCTGTCGCACCCGTCCGCAAGGCCGCAGGCCTGCCGACCAACCTGAACGATGATGGCGACCCGGAGGACCCTGTCGAGAAGTCCGAGCCGCACTATCTCGCTGGTATCCTGTAAGGAGGAACAAGCACTATGGCCATGAGAAGCAATAAGGCAATCGTGAACGCAGCAGGCCAGACCATCACCACCGCCGGTCTGGCCGCTGGCGGCGCACTGAACCCGGAGCAGGCGAAGAAGTTCATTCAGCAGACCTTTGAGGCCACTCCGCTGAGCGGCCTCGTCCGCCACGAGCTGCGCTCCGCAAAGACCGGCGAAATCGACAAGATTGGCGTCGGCCGCCGTCTGCTGCGCAAAAAGACCGAGAACACCGACGACGGCTACCGCTCCGGCGTGAAGCATGGCAAGCTGGAATACGCTTGCACCCCTGTCCGTCTGCCGTGGGAAATCACTGAGGAGACCCTGCGCGAAAACATCGAGGGCTCCAACTACGAGACCATCGTCACCAACCTGATGACCCGTCAGATTGGCTGCGACCGCGAGGACCTGTGCCTGAACGGCGACGAACGGTATGCCAAGGTCAAGGAGTTCAGCTCCTCTGAGACCTACGCTATTGGCGACCTCGTCGCATACAACAAGAAGGTCTACCAGTACACCGCAGCCCACACCGCAGGCACATTCGACGCAGGCGAGGCCACCGAGCTGGGTACTGTCGATGACGCCGACTTCCTCAAGGTGAACGACGGCTGGGTCAAGCAGTTCAAGGAGGGCGGCCACGTTGTCGATGTGTCCGGCATCAACTCTGGCGCAATGGTTCTGGATGTGTTCTACAAGGGCCTGCGCGCAGTTCCCGACAAGTTCAACAACGGCTCTCTCCGCTGGCTGATGTCCCCCCACCGCCGTCAGGAGTGGGAGCGTTACATTCTGAATCAGGCAGTCACCGCAGGCGGCATTATCACCGACAAGCGCGTCGAGAACCCCGCCAGCGTTCCCGTCATCGAGGTCCCTGCCCTGCCCGATGATGTCATCATGCTGACCGACCCGAAGAATCTGGTCGTCGTCAACTCCTACGGCGTCGTCATCCGCAAGACCACCGAGGGCCCGGAGGCCATCTATCAGGACAAGCGTTTCTATGTCGTGCATTTCGACTTCGATACGCTGGTCGAGGAGCTGGACGCAACGGCCATTGTGACCGGTCTGGCATCTATCTAACAGGAGGCAGGACGCTATGCACCTCAGACTGATTAAAGGTCTGTCCTATGATGGCGTTGTGCGCGCCTCTGCGGCGCATCCTGACGTCTTTGTGGACGACCCCGAGAAATATACCGCACTGCTGGAAAGCGGCTATTTCGAGGCTCTCCCTGACGCTCACACCGTCACCGGTCATCTGGACGCCGATTTCCTCGGCGAGATGGACGAGGAGCAGCTCAACAAGCTGGCTGACGATATGGGCGTCGATACCACCGGCAAGGACAAGGCGGAGGTCGTCGCGGCCGTCGCCGAGGAGCCCGTGGAAGTCCCTGACATTTCCAAGATGAAGCTCGACGAGCTCAAGGAATTTGCCGAGGACAACGGCATCGACCTGACCGGCTGCGCCACTAAGGCCAGCATTTTGCAGAAGATTCGTGAGTATGAGGCGGATGCAGCCGCAGCGGCCGCCATCATCGCCCCGGAGGGCTGATGGCCGAACGGCCGTGGGTCACGCCGGAGGAACTCAAAGAGTACACAGAATTTGAGGAAGTAAAGAACCGCGCCGACAGCAAGCTCAAAATTGACATCTCCCGGGCGGAGAGCTGGGTCATCGACTACTGCAACAACAGATTCGACGACCCGGAGAAATACCCCGAAATCCCGGAGAACGTCAAGACGGCGGTCCTCCTTATCGCGGAGGCATACGCCCACAATGCCGTTGAGCAGACCAAAGTCCGCCTCAAAAGCGAGACCTTTGACGACTACTCCTACACGGCAGAGAGCAGCATCATAGACGTCGGGAAACTGGGCGTGGAGAGCCTGCTGGACGATTACGTCGTCGTGCAGCCGCTCAACGGCGTCACGATGCGGTTAAGGAGCCTCTGAGCCAATGGCTATTGAGGACTTCTTTGACCATCGTTGCAGTATCTACCACACCCAGCAGGAGAGCACGAGCCCCGGCTACGGGCTCCCCGGCTCCCCCAAGTTCAAGTACCCCAAACAGCCGGACCTCGAGGAAGTCCCGTGCCATTTCGGAGTGCGTAGCGCGTCCATCCAAATCGCCCAGCAGCAACCGCAGAACGATATGGACAGCGACATAAAGCTCACGCTCCCGGCAGGAACGGACGTCAGGCTCAACGACAAAATCGTCAGCAGCGAAACAGGGCTCGAATACACCGCAGGTCAACCGCGAAACATCCGAGGGCATCACATGACGGTAAAGATATACCGCACAGCCCAACAGAGGCCATTGTAATGGCGCAGGTGACATTCGACACAGTAGAGCTCGAAAACTTCGTGAAGCGGCTCGGAACGGCCGCGCAGGGCGATTTTAAGCGGGCACTAAACAAGTTTCTTGAAGGGCTCGGCATGGAGTTCCTACGCATTCTGCAAGATGAAATCGTTCGCCGGAACGTGCTGGACTATCGGCTGCTGCTCCACAGTTTCCAAAAAGGCGACGGGGAGAACGTCTGGACACTCGACGAGAACGGCCTGACCCTTGAGGTCGGCACGAACGTCGAGTACGCCAAGTTCGTAAATGACGGCCACTGGACCAACCCGAAAGGGATAGAGAGACGATTCGTTCCCGGACACTGGGAAAAGGCGAACGGAAAGGACCGCTTCATCTACACCCCGGGAGAAAAGACCGGGATGGTCCTAAAAATGAAATGGGTGGAGGGCTCCCACTACTGGGAAAGCTCCATCAGAATCCTAGAAAAGCTCTACCCGGAGCTGCTCGAAAAGAAGCTGCAGAGCTGGCTGGACGAGTATTTCAAGGATTTTTTGTGAGGTGAAACCTATGGCTGCCTTAGAGCAGGAAATCGCAAGCGTTACCCGCTTTATCCTCGATTCCGTACCCGGGATTACGCCCTATTACTGGGACATCCCGGAGGGATTCGTCGTACCCTCTGTTTTCTTTCCGCAGCAGGAGCTCACACCTCTCGGCGACACGTTCGCGTCCTATGCGGTGGAATATGACTGGTACATCCGTTTTTTCGCCAGCACGGACGAGGACGCCTACGCAAGCGCGGCAGCGGCCTTGAACGCCCTCTGCGCAGCCCGCCTGCTGGTTCCGCTCATTGACGAGACGGGAGCAGCGGCAGGAGGTGGAGTGCGGCTCAAAGACCCCGGAGGAGTGAAGCGGCTGGACACAGGCACAGCCCAGCTCACACTCCACTGGGACAGCCGCCGTCCGTACAACAGGGTGGATTGCCAGAAGGTAATGCACTACAACCTCGACCTCAAAGCGGCCGAGGGAAAAACTGAATAGGAGGTATCTGCATGGCAGAGAAGAACGCGAGCGCGGCACAGACCGCGCAGAAGTTCCCTGTTGAGCGTCTGGCAAAGGCTTGCCGGACGCTTTTTCATGTTTCGGCCAGCACGTTCGCCGGTGCCACGGCGGGCATGACTGGTGAATACACCGTCGAGGAGATGCAGAAGCACATCGACGAGTGGCTCGGAAAGGAGGCCGTTGTTTAATGGCAGGTGGTAAATACGATAAGCTGGCGGGAAAGACCCGCCCGGGCACTTACATCAACTTCGAGAGCGACCGCAACGACACCGTCGGCAACTCTGAGCGCGGCATCGTTCTGCTGCCCCTGATTGGCTACGACTTTGGCCCCGCCAAGACGCCCATCACCCTGACGGCAGCGGCCCCGGATGCTTACAGCGTGGAGCTCGGCCGCAGCGTTTACGACGCGACCAACGGCAAGATGCGCCTGATTCGTGAGGCGTTCAAAAAGGCCGCCAAGGTCATCGTCTACATCACGGAGAGCGGCACGGCCGCAACCGGAACCGCTGCTCCGCTGACCGTCACGGCCAAGTACGGCGGCACTCGCGGCAACGATATTCACGTTTCTGTCGTCACAAACCCCGTCGGCGGCTTTGACGTCACCGTGTATCTGGATGCTGACGCCACCGCTGTGTACGAGGGCGTCAAGACCGTCGAGGAGCTGATTGCAGCCGCAGCAGACGACAAGCTGGTGAAGTTCACCGGTACGGGCGACCTGAAAGCGGCATCCGGCGTGAAGCTGGCAGGCGGCACGAACGTCACCAGCGCAAACGGCGACGTCACCGCGTTTGTGGACAAGATGGAGGGCATCAAGTTCAATACTCTGTGCTTCCCCGTTACCGATGATACGTTGCAGACCGCAGTCAGAACCAAAATCAAGTATATGCGCGAGAGCATGGGCAAGGGCGTGAATGCGGTTATGCCGGACGCAAAGAGCCCTGACCACGAGGGCATCATCAATGTCACCAACTCTGTTGTGGTTGACGGCGTTGAGCTGACCCACGCGGAGGCCTGCGCATTCGTTGCGGGCATCACCGCATCCGCAAGCTGCATCAAGTCTAACACCTACGAGGTCTACAACGGCGCGACCGGCATCGTGGACCCCAAGGACAACGAAGCAGCCATTGCAGCCATCAAGAACGGCGAGATGTTCTTCTCCTACTCCGAGGCGGGCAACGTCATCATCGAGTACGACATCAATTCTCTGGTCTCCTTCAAGAAGCCCAAGGACAAGACGTACAGCAAGAACCGCGTTATCCGCACTCTGGACGCTATTCAGGAGACCATCCAGAATAACTTCCCGCCCAACAAGTACGACAACAGTCCGACCGGCTACGCCGCTATGAAGGGCATCGGCCAGTCCATCCTCAAGCAGTACGAGGACATGGGGGCCATCAAGAACGTGGACTATGACGCGGACTTCAAAATCGACGAATCTTTGAGCAGCGGCGACGAGGTTTATTTCATCGTCGCAATCCAGCCTGTGGATTCTGCCGAGAAGCTGTTCTTCACCGTCAAGACCCGCTAAAGCAGCAGGAGGTAAGTTATGCAGTACAACAAAAACCCTATTAGCCTCCGCGAGGGCCATGCGCTTATCGACGGCGTCGAGGTCATGGACGGCGTGAAGATGACTATCAACTTCACCCCGGAGACGTGGACCGGCCGCCAGTTGAACGAAACCACTCCGTCTACCCGCTGGGTTGGCGCGACCATCACCGGCAGCATGACCCGTCGCCGGACCAACAACTGGCTCAAGACCAAAATCAAGGAGTATCAGGCAACCAAGGCGACGCCCGAGTTCGTGATTCAGGGCATCATGGACGACGCTAATTCTGACTACTATGCAGCCCACGGCTCCGATGTCGTGACCTGCGTCGGTTGCGTCCTGACTGGTGACCTTCCCCTGACCGCACTGGATGCAGAGAGCGGCAGCGTGGTCGATGACGTCATCAACTTCAACATCAAGAACATCATCTAACCTCCCGACATTTTGGTCGGGAGCATACAGGCGGAGCCTCTCCTAGGTGGAGGGGCTCCGATTTTTATTTTGGAGGAGACAGCTATGAGCAAGAACCTGAAATATTTTATGCGCGAGGCAGCAGAGGTGGAGAAGGTCGTCACCGTACCGGCCCCGGAGAGCTTTAAGGACGAGAACGGCAAGGTCATCCAGCTCGAGGTCAAGGTGCTTTCCTCTGAGCGTATCCGCGCCATCAATGAGGGGTACCACACCCACACTGTCGCGCTGGACAAGAAAGGCAATCCCTACATCAACGGCGGCAACGTGGTTTTCCGCGACGAACGCGACAATGCAAAGGCCACCCGTCACATCCTCGTTGAGGCCCTGCAGTACCCCAAGCTGGACGACCCGGAGCTGATGAAGTATTACAACTGCGTGGACATCACCCAGATGCCGGAAAAGGTTTTCTCCCGCGCCGACGAGTTTGCTCATGTCACCCGCGTCGTCATGGCTCTGTTGGGCATCGGCGGTCAGCTCTCCGAGGAGGAGCGGAAGCAGGCCGATGAAAAGGAAATCGACGACGCAAAAAACTGATTCGCAGCGCGGGCAGCGAGACGTACTGGGCCCATGTTCTTTGGCAGCGGCACGGCCTCCGACCGGAGGAGTTCGACCGAATGAGCCGGAGACAGAAGCTCTTTTACATCGCCTCCGAGGAGGAGGAAAGCGCGCGCCCGTGCAGAAAAGATACCATGAAGCTCGTCCCTATAAAGCGATAGGAGGACCGACATGGCAACACTGAAAGTCGTATTCAAGGCCATCGACGAAATCTCCTCCAAGTTCAACGAGATGACGCAGAGCGGCGAACGGGCTCTTGAAGCGTTTGAGAACACCGGCACGGCGGCAGACGGAGCGTTGAGCAAAGTCTCCCGCACGGCCGCTCAGACCGCCAAGAGCACCGACGCTACTGCTGATTCCGTCGATGACCTGTCCTCGGCCATCGGGGACTATGAAAAGGCCACCGGGCAGGCGGCAAATTCTACCGGCATCCTGTCCGAGAAAACGACCGAGACCGAGAAGAACCTCGACGAGGCAGCGGAGGCAGCCCGTAAAGCCTCGGAGGAGGTCGAGAAGTTCGGTGATAAGTCCGAGGAAACTGGCAAGCAGAGCGAGGAATCGAGCAAAAAGGGCCGCGACGGCATCAAGGAGCTGCAAGGCGTCCTTGCGTCGGCCGGAATAGCCGCCACTCTGAACGAGATTAAGAACGGCTTTTTTGACTGCTCCGAAGCGGCCGCACAGTTCGAGACCTCCACTGCAATGGTTGCTACCATCGCGGATACAAGCCAGAAATCCTTGAGCAATATCTCGAAAGAGGTGCGCAGCTACTCCAACGAGACCGGCGAGGCGGCCAGCGACATGGCGGAGGCGACCTATCAGGCCATCTCTGCCAGCGTCAACACGGCGGACGCTGCGGCCTTTGCGGGAACCGCGACCAAGCTGGCCGTCGGCGGTTTTACGTCGGCGACCACGGCTGTTGACGTTCTGACAACGGCCATCAATTCCTACGGCCTCGCGGCGTCGGATGCAACGCAGCTTTCCGACTACCTTATCACCACCCAGAACCTCGGCAAAACGAGCGTGGACCAACTGGCGCAGAGCGTCGGCAAGGTCATTCCTCTGGCGTCTGCGTACAACGTCCAGATGGACAATCTTAGCTCGGCTTACGCTGTCCTAACCGCCAACGGTATTGCTACCGCAGAATCCGGCACCTACCTCAAGTCGATGCTGTCAGAGCTCGGCGACACCGGCAGCGACGTTTCTGAGGTCCTGCTGAACTCCACTGGCAAGACCTTTGCGCAGCTCATGGAACAGGGCTATTCCCTCGGCGATGTTATGTCTATGCTTGGCGACGCGGTAGACGGAGACAGCACGGCATTCAATGCCCTGTGGAGCTCCACGGAGGCCGGTATCGGCGCACTGTCCCTGTTCAACGCAGGAGCAGACAAGTACAACAGTGTGCTCGATTCCATGCGTACCAGCGCAGGAGCGACCGAAAAGGCATACTCCACGATGGCGGACACGACCGACAAGAGCAAGCAGCGGATGGAGAATGCGTTCAACAACCTGAAAATCTCTGTCGGCGATGTGCTCAACCCCGCGCTCACGCAGGTATACGAAGGATTCACCGGCGTATTTGCAGGCATGAGCGATTTTGTGGACGAGTACCCGGCCGTCGTAGCGGCCATTTCGGCCATTGCGGTCGGCGTGGGCGGATTCACGGGCGCGCTGGCTGCCTACAACCTCGCAACCACGGCTGCGAAGTTCGTGACAGAGGCATTCACCGCGACGCTGGCGGCTAACCCTTACGTCCTCGCGGCAGCAGGCATCGTTGCTGTTACAGCAGCGGCCGTCACCCTGACCGGAGTGCTGATTACGCAGAGCGACGAGTACGAGGGCATGACGGCCACCTGCCGCGACCAGTACGACGAGCTGCAGAGGCTGAACGACCAGTACAATGCAGCCTGTGAGCAGTACGGCGAGAACTCCGACGCGGCCAACAGCCTGCGTTACCAGCTCGACCAGCTCAACGACGAGTTTGAAACCAACCGGCAGACCGTCAAGGAGTTTGTGGCGGAGTGCGACGGCCTCGTCGAGAGCCACAACAAGGTCATGGACGCCTACAACAGCTCCACCTCGAGCATCAAGGACCAAGAGCTCGGTACACTAGCTCTGACCCAGCGGCTCGGGGAGCTGGCCTCGCAGAACACGCAGACCACCGCGAGCTACACGGACATGAAAGCCATCATCGACCAGCTCAACGCAGACGTCCCGGGTCTCGGCCTGACCTACGACGGCGTGACCGAGAGCGTAGACGCGACCGTCGAGGCCATCAAGAAAGCCGCAAAGGCGCAGGCTGATTCGGAGTACAAGGCCGAGCAGCAACAGACCTATGTTGACCTGCTGAAAGAGCAGAGCAGCCTCGAGCAGCAAATCGCGGAGGCGGAGGCTAACCTCGACGCGGAGCGTCAGCGGCGCGGCATGAGGCAGGACGACGTCACCGGCGACTGGGTCAGCGGCAGCGGCTTTTGGATGGAGGACAGTCCGTGGGTGGCGTGGACTTCCGACATCGACGATTACAAGAAATCCCTCGAGGAGCTGCAAGCTGCCTACGACGAGAACCAGCAGACCCTCTCCGACATCGAGGGCGAGTGGCGCGGCGTCGCGCAGGCGGTCGAGGATTCGCAGAACCAGACCGTCAGCTATGAGGAGGCTGTAAGCGCGGCCGTCAGCGCGGCACAGACAGAGCTCGATAACCTCACGGCGGCCTATGACAAGGCGTATGAATCGGCCCGGACGAGCATCGAGGGGCAAATCGGTCTGTTTGACACGATGAAAACCTCGTCTGAGCTGTCCGTCAGCGACATGGAAAAGGCCATGCAGAGCCAGATGGACTACCTCAACCTCTACTCTGAAAACCTCAAAAAGGCCGCAGAATACGGCCTCGATGACGGCCTGATTAAGTCGTTGAGCGACGGCAGCGAGGAAAGCGCGGGCTACATCAACGCCATCATCCAGAACATCGAAAAACTGGGAGGCAGCACCGAGGGTATGCCCGCAGCGGCCTCCAAGTTCGTCACCGAGTTTAACTCCAAGTTTGAGGAGACCGAAAAGGCAAAGGACACCTTCGCGGACAACGTCGCCAAGATGGAAACCGACTTCGACGAGAAGATGGGCGAAATCGAGACCCGGATGTCCAAGACGGTTCAAAACATGGAGATGACCGACGAGGCCCGAAAAGCGGCACAGGATACCATCAAGGCCTACTGTGATGCAATCCGCTCCATGACCGGCGAGGCCGGGAGCGCAGCGGAGGCCGTTGCGAACGCGGCCGCCTCCCACCTGAAAACTGAGCCGACAACGACGCCGACCACAACGACACCCACCGCAACGACGGTTACCGGTCACGCGAACGGTACTCTGTCCGCACAGGAGGACGTCTACATCGCCGGTGAGGAGGGCCCCGAGCTTATCATCGGCGCGCGTGGGTCCGAGGTGTTCCCCACGCAGGAGACCGAAAGAATCCTCGCAGCCGTGAACAGCGTGGAAAACGCCACGAACGCCCCGGACGACACCGCGCCGGAGGCGGCAATTCTGCCCGCAGAGGCCGCCGTAGAGCCGGTAGAAGCAAATTACCCTGTTGAGCAGGAAGTGCCGCAGGAAAGCCCCGTAGCCGCTCCTGCTGACAACCGGGCCGAGGAGCCTGTACCGGCTCCGGCTGATGCGTTCCCTGTGCAGGAGGCCGAGGTGAATCCCGCGCCGGAGGAGCCCGCGACGACTGCACCGGAGCAGGAACCGGAGACCACCGCAGCCCCGGCAGAGCCCGCAGAGAGCCCCGAGGAACCCACGGCTACGGTAGAAGTACCGACGACCACCCCGGAGCCCGAACTTCCCACGGACGTTCCTGCAACGCCGTTCGCGGCTGCTGCACTCCCGGAGCCCACGGCAAGTCCGCTCCCGGAGAACGACCTGCCGGAGGGTATGGAGGCCGTCAAGGAGTATTCCTATCTCACAGCTGACGGGCAGGGCTCTGATGCACAGCCAACCGGCATTGAGTACGTCGAACCGGAGGTGCAGGCGCAGACTACGGAGGAGGCTGCACCCGCAGAGGAGGCCCCGGTCAACACGACTGCCCCGGCCGCCAGTGACGCGCAGCAGGAGGCCCCGGCCTCCTCCTCGGACGCGCCCAGCATTGGCGAGACCGTCAAGCGCATTATCATCGAAATCAACGGCAGCGGCTCCATCGACGTCGGCGGCATGAATGAGGAATCCGTCCTCGACATTCTGACGCGCCATGCAAAGCCGGTCCTTATGAGCATCATCAAGGGCGAAATCTTCGAGGAAGGAGACCTTGCCTATGATTTTTGAGAGCAGTATGCAGCTCTGGATTACGCACAACGGAGAGCGCGAGAAGCTGCGCTTTCCCGTTCTGCCGACGAAGTTCGACGTCACTCACGGGACGAAGAACACGAGCGTCACCATCAGTGGCCTCGGCGAAATCCTCGTTTTGCAGGACCGCGCGGCCGTGGAGGTATCGTGGGACAGCTTTTTTCCGGCCGCGTATTTTCCGGGCATCCAGACGCCATTTATGCTGTCGTCGCCGGATGCGATGATACAGCGGCTTTTCGAGTGGAAAATCAGCGCGAAGCCGGTGCACCTCATCCTGACCGGAACGCGCGTAAACTTCTACGCGGCCATCCAGAGCTTGCAGCCTTACAGAAAAGGCGGCGACCCCGGGAGCATCTACTACAAAATCAAGCTCAAGGAGTACAGAGAGGTCAGAATCCGGCAGGTCAAAGTCAGCTCGACCGGAACCGCGACCGTCTCCGGCGGCTCCACCCGGACAGACAACCGAGTGCAGGCGAAAACCTACACGGTCAAGCCCGGAGACTGCCTCTACAACATCTCGAAATCGACCCTCGGCGACGGAGGCCGGTATAACGAAATCTACGCCCTGAACAAGGATAAGCTCAAAAATCCGAATTTGATTTATCCCGGACAGGTGTTGCAGCTCCCGTGAGGTGAGGCAATGGGCAAGATTACATTCCTCGTCACAAAAGGCGAGACCACCTACGACATGAGCGAGCTGGTGGAGAGCGCGACATGGAGCGGCCGAAAGGGTTCCCCGGCGCGCACTCTTTCTGTATCGCTTATCGACGATGACGGCTGGAAACACGCCCGTTCCGGCATTGATGTCACCAAGGGAAACCACTGTGTTTTTTATTGGGAGGGCGCAGAGCTGTTTCGCGGCATCATCATGCGGCAGAGGCAGAGCGCGAAAAAGACCATGACCATCAAGGCCTACGACGTGGGTATCTACCTGTCGAACAACAAAGACAGCTTTTGCTACAAGCAGAAAAAGGCGTCCGAAATCTTCAAGGACTGCTGCGACCGATTCCAGATTCCGTACAAGGATGTGGCCGACACCGGCTACGTCATCTCGGAACTGCCAAAGGCCAAAACGACAGCCTGCGATGTTATTCTGGACGCCTTGAGCCTCACGTTTAAGGCCACCGGCATCAGGCATTATGTGACGTCAGCCGACGGGAAACTGAGCTTGATAAAGCGGAAAGACAGCATCCTGCAATGGGTGGTGGAAACCGGCCGGAACCTTATAAGCTACGACTACACTTGCAGCATCGAGAAGGTGAAAACCCGCATAAAGCTGCTGTCTAAGGAGGACAAAGTGCTTGCCGAAAAGGCGGACACGGAGCTCGAAAAGACCATCGGCATCATGCAGGACATTTCCACGCCCGACAGCAACACCGAGGAGGCAAACCTCACGGACATGGCTGAATCCATGCTCGCAGAGCAGAAGCTCCCCAGCAAAACGCTGACAATCGAGGGCCTCGGGCAGGCAAACGTCATTTCTGGCGTCGGCCTGTGCATCATCATCAGGCCGCTCGGCATCTCGAACAGCTACTATGTAGACGAGGATACCCACACATTCAAGGGCAACTACCATGCGATGCGCCTTACCTTGAACATGGCAACAGACACCGAGCGGAGCGCAAAGGCGAGCGATGAAAAGAGTTCGACCTCGCACTCCGTCGGCGATAAGGTCCAATTTTCGGGCGGTCCCCAGTACGTTGCGTCCACCGCGACGTCTCCGACCAACAGCCCGAAAGCGGGACCGGCGAAAATCACCGCCATCGCCAAGAGCAAGAACGCAAAACACCCGTACCACATCATCCACACGGACAAGCAGAGCACCGTCTATGGATGGGTGGACGCCAGTCAAATCGGATAGGAGGAGCTGCACATGAACCCGGATGAAGCGACGAGCCTAAAGCAGCTCTTTCTATCTATGCTGCCGAAAGACGGCGGCATCGTTGTCGGTACGGTAACGAAAGAGAGCCCGCTCACCATCCAGATAGAGAACGACGAAAAGCTCGAAATCTCTGGCAGCGCGCTCCTCGTCCCCCGGAACCTGACCGACTATCAAGTGAAAGTAGACATCGCCCTCGCGGACGGCAAAATCGACAGCAACACCCATGTGGGCGGCGCGCACGGCCACAAGTTTCAGCTTAACGATTCGAGAGGCGGACCGGTAACCGGCATCGTCGGCTGCCCTTTCGAGGGCGCAAAAGACGAGCCCAATGGAGACTATCACAAGGTCGAGAGCAGCAAGGAGAGCGCACACATCCACTCGCTGAAAACCTTTTCCATCGAGAGCGGTCTGCTGACCGTTTACAATGCGCTCAAGACGGGCGAATCTGTCTACCTTCTCCGCTTCAACGACGGTAAGAGCTACTACGCTCTTGAGAGGGCTATCGTATGAGCAGAGTATATATTCCCATTCCCATTTCCGGCATCGAGGAGGAGAAAGAGCAGCCGTCGCTCACCTACAAGCTCGACCTCGATACCGGGCGCATCGTCGGAAAGGCTGACGGCCTCGAAGCCGTCAACCAGTTTATTTTGAAAGCACTCCTCACCCCGCGTTTCCACTGCCTCGTCTACGACAACCAGTACGGCAGCGAAATCAAGGACACTGTCACGGACGAGAGCGCGACAGAGGAGCTTATCAGGGCGGAAATCCCGAGACTTGTGGAGGATGCACTCCTCTGCGACGGCCGGATTCTTAAAGTCTATGACTTTGAGTTTGAGTTCAACGAGGATTCCTGCAACGTCCACTTCACGGCGGACACTATTTACGGGACCACAGAGGTCGAGGAGGTGATATAGAGTGTTTGAAGCCCAGACCTACGACAAGGTTTTGGAGGAGATTTTGAGCCGCGCGCCGGACGGAATCGACCTCCGGCAGGGCAGCATCTTCTACGATGCTGTCGCAGGCATCGCTTTCAAAATTGCCAAATACTATGCAGACCTCGAACAGGTGTTCGAGATGGTGTTTCTGGTGACGGCGACCGGCGATTACCTGACGCTCAAGGCAGAGGAATACGCCGTTTACCGGCAGGCAGCCGCGACGGCAAAGTACCGCATCAAGTACGACGGGGAGCTCCCGGAGCTCGGGACGCGCTTCTTCTGCAGCGGCCAGTATTTTGTGCTGGCGCAGGATGACGCCCTCGGCATCTACATCGAGGCAGAGAAAGCCGGAACGGAGGCGAACGACATTCCGGCCGGAACATCTGTTGTGCCGACCGACACGCAGCGGAGCCTCACGGCCTGCTCCATCGTCGAGGAGCTCGAACCGGGCGCAGACGACGAGGACGACGAGAGCC